ATGATAAGCATTTTACGGATAAGACGGTAGATGATTTTGAAATATTATATTGCGGGATTGACTTCAATATTGGCGGGTCTGTGTGTGTTGTATGCGGGATTGTTAATAATATTGTATATGTGGTTGATGGATTTGCTGCGCACGATACGGAAGAGATGGCAACGATCTTAACGACACAGTATAAAGATAAAAAGATATTATGCTATCCAGATGCAACAGGTAAAAAAGAGACAACAAATGCAAGTCAGTCAGATATTGAGATATTAATTCAAAACGGTTTAACGGTTAGGGCGCACGATTCAAATCCAGCGGTAAGAGATAGGGTAAACGCCATGAATAGAAAATTTGCCAATAATGAAGTGCTAATTAACCAAAATGTTGAAAAGCTTAATTACTCTTTACAAACTCAACCATGGGATGATAACGGCAAACCTGAGAAATTCGACAACCACCAAGGCGGATCAATCGACGACTGGAACGATTCATTAGGCTATTTGATTGCTTATATGTTCCCTATCAAAACATATGCCCGCATAAAAGGCGGGTTTAATACGTANCCTACAAAAATGCTACAATAAAGCAAACATAACAGGGAACGCCATGCAAAAGAAAAATAATCCATTATACGATCTACATTTACCTTACTGGCAGCAAATTAGAACCTTTGTGCGCGGCATGAACGATGTCAAGGATTACATCCAAGACGTTACCAGTAATATTTCTGTAGCTGGCAGGCTTAGAAACAAGGAATATAAAGACCGCGCTTGTTATGTGAATTTTCCTGCTAGGACGCGCAATGTATTTACAGGTGCGGTGTTTAGGAAGCCGTATGAGGTTGAACTTACCGCAGGGCTTGATTATTTGATTGATAACGTAAACGGCGCTGATTTATCGCTGGAGCATTTAGCCAAGTCGTGCATCTCGAATGTGATCGAGTGCGGAAGACATGGACTTTTTGTGGATTATGGCGTATCGGCAAAGATCGTTCAATATACGGCAGAAAACATAACAGACTGGGAAACGGACGAAGCGGGCAATCTTATTATGGTTGAACTTATAACTGGCAAAGATACAACAAAAAAGCTAAGGATAGTTGACGATGTTTATCTTGTTGAGTTTTACGAGAAAGAAGAGTTGCAAGAAGTTGTAGAGCCAACCAAGGCAGACGGATCACGATTTAATTATATCCCGTTTGTGTTCGTAGGTAGTGTAGACAACTCACCTGATGTGGATGAAATGCCACTTTGGGCGATTGTTGATCTGACACGCGGACACTTACAAAACTCTGCGGACATGGAAGACATTGCCAAATACATGATACCTACCCCTGCTGTAACTGCGCCAAACAAATCATGGGTTGATGAAATGCTGCCGAACGGCACTTATACTTTCGGCGATGGCTCGGTTATTCCGTTGCCGGAAGGCGGAACGGCTATTCTTCTTCAAGCGCAAGAGAATCAAATGCACTCTAAGCTTATGGAGCAGAAAGAGGATCAATTAGTCAAGATCGGTGCTAGGATTATGACTGGCGAATCGTCCGCAAACAAAACAGCCGAAGCGACCCGCATAGAATATAGTTCAGAGAATAGCGTTTTGGATAACCTTGTAGGCAACGTTGAAACAGGGATAAAGTGGTGTCTTGAAGTATGCGGCGAGTTTATGGGGGTTGATGGTGAGATCGTGTTTAGGATGAATAGGGATTATTATGAAGAAGGCACAAATCCGCAGATGATTATGGCACTTGCCAACATGATAGATAGAGCGGTATTGTCCGATGTAGCAGTATTCAATTATCTTAAAAAGACGGGTATAGTCGGAGAAGAGGTTACAATCGACGATATAAAAAGCGAATTGTCTAATTATTCGAACGGCTTATAATGATTGACGCTTTAACCAAACATCAAATATTAATTCAAAGATATTTTCAAGGTATCTATAAAGATGTAGAGCCGTTAATTAAAAATATGATTAAAGATATTAATGCAAGGATAGCAACGGCAACACCTGCAGAATTTGATCGTCTATTTATTATTAGGAATGAACTCAATACGATCATTAACTCGCACATAGGCCAAATAGAAGATGAAACTATCCAAAGACTTACAGACTTTTACCAATATGAATCCAAATTCGCTATTAATCTACTCGACAGCCAAACAATACCGAGTTATGCAGTAATAAGCACGGGATTGGCTCCGGAAGCCATCAGTGCAGTTATATCGACTATGCCTATCGTGTTGGACGGTAAGCAAACGACGGTTAAGGATATGATTAAGCACTTCGGAAAAGCGCAGACCAAGGGCATTGAGTTAGCTATTCAGACGGGTATTGCTTCGGGACGGACAACGGATGAAATCGTTCGCGATGTCATGATGCTTACCAAAACGCGCACACCGAAGCAGGCTGAAGCGGTTATCTTGACGGCTGCAAACGCAACAGGAGCTAAAGCAAGGGCTGAAGTATGGGCTGCGAATAGTGATATTTTGTTAGGGGAGAGATTTTCCGCAGTTTTAGATGCATCCACAACTTTAATTTGTGCGGCAAATGATGGAAAAATATTTGCAATAGGTGTAGGACCACAGCCTGCCCTGCATTTTCGTTGTCGCAGCATTCGTATTCCAGAGCTTAAACCGGAGTACGATATCGCACGTGATAAAGGACGTTCATCTATAGAAGGCGTGGTTAGCTCAAAAACTACCTATTCATCATTCATAAAGCGACAATCCAAAGAATTTCAAGAAGAGTTTTTTGGCAGCGTCGAACGGGCGAAGCTATTCAGAAGCGGCAAGCTAACATTGGACCAATTTGTAGACAAATCCGGCAAAACATACACGCTAGAACAGCTTGCAAGAATGGATTTAATTTAATNGGCTATAATGATGTTGCCGCTCTAACCCTTGGCGGCATTCTTAAACTCTACTAAAAAACAATCAATAAAAAAAAGATAAAATAAGGTCATAGCAAGGTGCTATTAATTCACAATGTAAGGGATTTACATGCTTAAATTTGAACTCGAAAACCTAGACGGGCTAGACGATAGCCTCAAAAACTTCTATACGGAGCATGATGGCAAATATCGTCTAAAAGTTGACGGATTAGATGCCGCTGACGAGTTGAAGAATGCACTTAAAAAAGAGCGTGAATCCAACAAAGAAGCAAAAACCAAACTTGCAGAACTTGAAAAACTTCGGGATGAAGCAGAAAAAAAAGCAATGGAAGAACAAGGCAAATATAAAGAACTATCCGAAAAAGAGCGTCAAGAAAAGCTTGAAGCGCAAAAAAGATTTGATGAACTTCAAACAAAGATCGCAAAGAGCAGACGTGATTTGATGGTTAGGGATTTGGCATCATCAATGACAAATGACCCGGTAGAGATTGAAGCAATTACCCGTTTCGCGGTTGATTATGTAGACATCGAGGGCGAAGAGGTTAAATTTAACAAAGATGAGAATAGTATTAAAGAAGAATTGAGCCGTTTCGTGCGGTCTAAAGCTTCAGGTACAAACGACGGCGGAAATAACGGCAAAGGCGGGAAAACAACGCCTCAAACTTTCAAAGAGAAGCAAAAGGCTCTCTTTAATAAAAAATAGGAGCAATAAATGAACATTATCGAATTGCAACGTTTCGCACAAAATAGAGGCGACAATATGGCAGATGCGATCATCCAGAATTTCGTAGAAAACGATGCGCTATTTGGCGCGATGGAATTCATCGAATTTGGAGGATCATTTTCTTATGGATGGAATGAAGAAAAGACACTTCCAACGGCAGGATCAAGATCATTGAACGCGGATTATACTGCATCAGCTGGTGAGACTAAACCAATGCAGGAAGCGCTCAAAGTATATGGCGGTAAGATTCAAGTGGATTCTGTGGTAGCTAATCAACTCGGTATGGAAGTTGTGATGAAAAAACAAGAATCACAGATGAACGCGATCAGATTGAAAATACTTAACGATCTTTTTAATGGTTCAAGTGCTTCCGATGTAACGGCATTCGATGGTCTTAAAACTCAAATTCCAACTACTACAGCGGGTAGAATTGACAAAGGTTACGTTGTTGCTAATGGCGGTGGCGCATTGAGCAGAGCGAAACTTGATGAGCTTATCGGAAACACAGATATCGGTTCTAATGCGGTTATTTTCGCGGATAAGATGGTTCCGTTTTACATGAACCAATACGGTGAAAGCCTTGTAACGTTCGATAAGAATGAGTTTGGCGTTCCTGTAGCAAGATACGGAGATATTCCGATTATCACGGTTGACAGGAACAACCTTAACGCTAAGATTCTTGGATTCGGCGAAGCAGGCTCGACTTCTTCTTTATTCCTTTGTAACTTGGATGTGGATAAGGTAGCGATGCTATCAGGTCAAGGCGGTATGATGTCTAAACAAACATCAGCGGGATCAATTGATTCTTATCAAATTGACTGGTTGTTAGCGTTGGCGATTCAAGGTCAATATAATGCGGGTAGATTGGCTGGCTTTACGGCAGCTTCAATGGTTTCATAAATAGCATAAGGAGCTAAAATGGCAAACGGAACTTTTAATAGAGCAGTAGACGCGGAACTTAAATTCATGGCATCAGCAACACTAACCCCGGGCGGGGCAGGTGCGACTGCAAATGCAACAGGCGTGAATGTATTTTCACTATCAGACGGTGACGAAGATATCAACATTCTTTATCACGTAACGGCAGCAACTGGGACAATCGACGGTTCAAACTATATCACGGTAGAGATGCAAGCGAGTGCGGATAATTCGACTTATTACCCGGTGCTTGAATCTAGAGCCAAAGTGACCGAAACAGGAACTATCCTTGTGGCGGTAAACCTTAGAGAGATCAAGGAAATGATTGCTGACGCTGATTACTTTAGAGTAACAGCAACCCAAACAGGTACAACTGCAACAGCGGTTACTTTATCGGCATACTTCGCCAAGGGGGTCTAATATGGACTTCCCCGTAACGGTGATAAAAGATAATGTAGAGGCAAAGGTTACACACCCCGTCGATCTTAAAGGCTGGTTAGATATTGGTTTTAAAATCAAAGGCGAAAAAGAACCTGAAAAACCAACAAAAAGAAATCGTTCAAAAAAAGACGAAGAATAGCTTTATTGTCCCCGCTTAGGTGGGGATTATTAAATCTATTAAGGAGCCTAATATGGCCGAAATTGTAATTAATCAAAATAGCTACGTTACCGAAGCCGAATTGGTAACATACGCCNCAGATAGAGGGATTGTCATTGATGGAAGCGNATCTACGCTACTTATCAAAGCAATGGACTATATCGAGACCAGAAACTTCATAGGTGAAAAGACGGTAGCTTCGCAAACATTGCAATTCCCAAGGAATCTATGCAATCAATTCGGATATGACAGACCAAACTCATATCAAGGATACACCAATTATTATGATTATTTTTGTGAGTATAGCAATACAGAAGTTCCGCAAGGAATTAAGAACGCGCAAATTATAGCCGCCTTATTGATAGATGCGGGCAACGATTTACAACCATCAGTAGGACGTGCGGTTAAACGCGAAAAGGTGGCAGAAATTGAAGTNGAATACATGAACAGCGCGGCAAGCGAAACACAGTATAAAAGCTTACAGGATGCACTAAAACCATTCATAACCGCTGGAATACGCGGTGTTAGAATCTGATACAATACAATAAAAACAGGAGCATAAAATGGCAACAATTACAGCAACGGCAATGACGGGAACAGGAAAAAGAACAGTAACAGAAGTTACTCTAACGGGCACATCGGATACTTTTGAATTTACTTATGAACCCGGCAAAGAAAAAATATTGATTATGAGAAACGCGACCGCCGGAGCATTAACTCCAATCATCGATGGAGCAGGAGCATCAACAGACCAAGTGGCAGGAGTCGNCGCGGTTGATATTTCAACGGGATACGCGGTCGGGTCAATTGCAGCAAGTGCGGTAGTCGGCATTCCGCTTAATACAATTAGAGAGTATCTATCCGGAACTATCGCGATTACAGGCGGCACAGGGCTAGTTTGTTCGCTATTGGTATATTAAGATGTATGATTACGCCCCTATATCTATTACAGCCAAACGGCTCATAGACAAATTCGGGCGTGATGTGTCGCTTATTACGCAAACACAAAGCGGCACAGATTATGCGCCTACCATTACGGAAATAACAACAATAATCAAAGCCGTTATCACTACTTTCAACACTAAAGAAATAGACGGTACTCTTATTCAGGCAAGCGATAAAAAGATTTTAACTTATGATAAAATCAAGCCTGAACAGATTATAAGCATTGATGGGCAAAGGCTATCTATTGTTAACGTAGATACGGTCGCCCCCGGGGATACAAAAATCATCTATAAAGGTCAGTTAAGAAAATGAGTTTCGCATCTGACATGAAGAAATGGGCAGCTAAAACGAAGATGTCAGAAGAGACAGCTATCAGATCAGCAACCATAAGCATATCGAGTGAGATAATGGACCGCACACCAGTTGCAACCGGCAGGCTTAGGGGGAACTGGATACCATCTATAAATGCGCCTATTATAAAACAAACCGACAACACAACGCCGCTAAAGGCAGAAATGCAAGCAACCGCAGCGCAGGCAACCGGTAAAGTGTTTTATCTTGTTAATTCTTTAGATTATGCGAGGAAAATTGAATATGAGGGATGGTCTAAGATAAAAGCCCCGCAAGGCATGGTTAGAATATCCGTTCAAAACTTTAAAGAAGCACTTAGAAAAGCCATAAAGGGTTAAAATGAACGAAAATATAACGATTGCCATTTTTGAACATATCTCCAATGCGGCATTATCTTTCGATATATACTATCCGAACATAAACAAAGAAACGCCTACTGAAGAACATGTTGTGATCTCTATCATTCCGAATGAAACATTGAGCATCGGCGTATCAAGTTTAAATCAAGCGCGCGGGCTTATTAATATTTTAATTAAAACAAAAGAAAATATAGGCGCGATTCGTGCCAATCAAATAGCGGATTATTTATTAACGCTATTTGAGCGGAATACGACACTAACCAGCGGTGGCACTAAGGTGCGAATTGATCGGGCAGGATGGGTAAATCCGCCATTAGGAAACATAGACGGGTGGTATGTTTTGCCAGTTACTATCCCCTACAATTCGCTTTTCTTATAAGTGCTAAAATATAAAAAATATCAAAAGGACAAATAATGGCAGCAATAACAACAGCAGGCACAGTTATATCCGCTTCGGCTTCACTTCCGGCA